TGGACTGTATTGAAGTTTGATGTAGAGCAAAAGACTGGTGATGTCTTAGGCATTGAGCAAGAAGTGGGGTTCATGGGTGGTCGTAACTACATTCCCCTCAATAAATCTTTGTATTACCGTACTACTAGCCTTAATGGAGACCCCAGTGGTCGTTCTATACTTCGCAATGCTTATACTTCTTACGAGTATCTTAACAACTTACAGTCGATAGAAGCTATTGCAGTAGAGCGTGAACTTGCAGGTATTCCTGTAGCTCGTATCCCTGCTGAGTACCTCTCAGGGGATGCTTCCGCTGCACAGTCAGGCTTCGTACAAAACCTACAGCAAGTCCTACGTGATGTTAAGTTCAACGAACAAGGGTACATTATCCTTCCTTCGGATACCTACCCTGATAAAGATGGTGCGCCTAGTAGCACACGACTTGTTGATGTAGAACTCATGGCATCAAACGGTAAACGTAATATAGACATTAACCCTATCGTTAATCGTTATCAACATGACATTGCACGTTCTATGCTTTCTGAGTTTCTTCTTCTTGGGACATCTGGTGGTTCTTACGCCTTGTCCAAGTCGAAGACAGACCTGTTCCTCCGTGCGCTTGAGAGTTATATCCAAGCAATCGTCGATGTTCTCAACAAACAGTTGGTCGAGCGTCTTTGGCAGTTGAACGGTCTGAACTATGACATGATGCCAACCATTGAGGCTGGTGATGTCGCTCCACACGATCTGCGTGAGATTTCTTCCTTCCTACGTAACCTCAATGGTGCAGGTATTGACGTTAGTAGTCACCCAGAAGTTATCAGTGACCTTATGGGTATTGCTGAACTAGACTATGACCCAGAGGTGGAACAAGAGACCCCAACTGAGGATCAAGAATAATGGCAACTCTAAACAACAGGGTATTCGACAATGGCCTTACGGTACTAGATACTGAGGCTAACCGAATTGACATCACTTCTCAAGAAGCTGCAAGTTATGCAGAGGCGACTTCTACCTACACTTTAGGTAACTCAACTTCTCTTTCCATTGCTGCCCCTTCTGACAGGTCTGGTGGTGGTCGTGAGGTTGTTGTAGCTGCTGTAGCAGACGCCTCAGTGACAGGCAGTGGTACGGCTACACACTACTCTATAGTTGATACAGGTAACTCTCGTCTACTTGCTACAGGCTCTCTTACGGCAAGCCAAGTAGTCGCTTCTGGAAACACTTTCTCACTAGGATCATTTACTATCGGTATACCTGATCCTGCATAATAAGGGTTATGGGCCATGACCAGCAGGATTCTACAGCAAGATAGTGGGCTAATCCTCACCGAAGCCAGTGAACCCATAATAAATGAGGATTTCATTGGTGCTGATGGTTTCTCTACTGGTAATCCAGTATTACAAACCACCGCAATAACTCAAGACCACGTTACAAACGTAATTTCCATCGTAACTGGTCAACCCATTGTCTCAACAACGACAATAACTCAAGATCACGTCATAAACTTAACTTCTGTTGTAACTGGGCAACCTGTAGTTCCCACTACTGTTATAACTCAAGATCACGATCTAACAGTAGTAAGTTTTGTCACAGGTTCTCCAGTAGTCTTAACGACACCCATAACTCAAGATCATGATCTAACAGTAGTAAGTTTTGTCACAGGTTCTCCAGTAGTCTCAGACACTACTGTGACAGAAAATGAGAGCTTCTCTATTCTTCCTGTCGTCACAGGTACGCCAGAAGTAAACCCGACCACCATAACACAGCACAACGTACTCTCTGCTAATGGGATACTTACAGGAAGACCCGAAGTAGAAGATGCAACAGACCCTAATATAATATTTGAACAGGTAGAAGAGAAAATGCTTGGTGGTTGGCCTAAACGTCTATTTGAACATACAGAACTAGCAATCTCTAGGGGCTTCACAAAAGGTCATACGGCTATTTATAAGTTTGGATACAATCCAGATGTAAATGGTAATGAAGAAACTGTCTGGTCATACGGCGGTAATTATCCTTGGTTAGATAACCCAGTCACTATGTTCATAAGCAGTACGAGTGCGAATGACGCAAGTGGTGGCACAGGGGCTAACACCATACTCATCCAAGGTCTGGATGGGGATTATAACGAAATAGAAGAAACTGTAACTTTAAACGGACAGACACAAGTTGCTACCCAGTCATCGTATTTAAGGTTGCACAGGGCTTTTGTTACTCTAGCAGGTTCCAGCGGAACTTCTGGCGGTACGATATACATAGGTTCCTCTGGAGCTACGGGTGGTGTGCCTAATACCACAGTATACGGAAGTCTTGCTCTAGGTAATCAAACACAAGTAGCCGCCTACACAGTACCTGCTGGTCACACGTTGTACTTAGATGAAATTAACTTTACCGCCGCTCTTAGCACAGCAAACAAAAGAGTAAACATTAGTTTTCATTCTAGGGACTTTGGGTCGAATGTATTTAGAGCCAGATTTGTAAATGTACTACAGAGCAATCAACTCCTACAGCTTTTTAAGTACCCACAAGAGTTCAAAGAGAAGACTGACTTAGAATGCAGGGTATCTACAAATACCACGAACAATCCTATAGCCGCATCTTTCCAAGGCGTCCTAATCAAAAACACAGCTTAAGGTTATAAAATGTCAAAGACTGGCCTCAAAAACAAGATGGAAGCCCATAACAAGAAGTCTAAGTATAAGGTAACTATGCGAATGCTTCAAGCGGTCTATGATCGTGGTATTGGTGCTTACAAGACTAACCCCTCAAGCGTTCGCCCTAGCGTAAAGTCACCTGAGCAATGGGCTATGGCCCGTGTCAACAGTTTTCTTAAGATCGTAAGCGGTTCTAAGTCAGCTAATCACGATAAAGACCTTCTACCTTCATCTCACCCTTCGTCAAGTAAGAAGTCCATGAAGAAGGCACAATATGCCAACGATATTTTCACTACGGAGCCAGAAGCAGTCTCCCGTAGCATGGATATAGGTCTTGAAGGCAAGGTTCACGTTCACGACTACGATGGTCAGGCTGTTTATATGCCAGGAGAGAGCCATGAGGCTTACCTAGCGCACTATGACAGGGGTGAGGCTATAGAAGAGGAAGAAGGCTCCTCAGTGGACCGTATAGAGGCTCTCAGGGCTATTGTAGCTGAGGTAATAAAGACAGAGTTTGCTAAGGCAGAGTACCAAGGTGAGAAAGTAACACTTAACAAGCCTCGTCGCATCAAAGGTGGCAACAAGAAGTTTGAAGTGTTCGTACAGGACGGTGGCAAGGTTAAGAGAGTTACCTTTGGCGACCCTAACATGGAAATCCGTCGTGATGACCCGAAGGCTCGTGCCAATTTTCGCTCCCGTCATTCGTGTGACACCAAGAAGGACAAAACAAAGGCTGGCTACTGGTCATGCCGTATGTGGGAAGCAGGTACATCAGTGAGTGATATGACAAAGAATATAGAAGGTAAAATCCTTAAGACCGACGAAGAACAGCGTATGGTCTATGGCTGGGCCTCAGTAGTAACCGAAAAGGGTGAAGCTGTAGTAGACCGCCAAGGGGATGTTATCGAAGCTGGCACACTTGTGAAAGCTGTAAACGAATTTATGGAGCATGTGCGTGTCGGCAAGGCTATGCACACAGGAGAGCAGGTTGGCACAGTAGTCCACTCGCTTCCTATCACCAAAGAAATCGGTGATGCTCTTGGTATCCAGTCTGACCGTGAAGGATGGGTCGTTGCTTACAAAGTATTCGACGATGGCATCTGGGCTATGGTGAAGTCTGGCGAACTTGCGGCCTTCTCCATTGGCGGTCGTGCTATGAAAGAGGAGATTTAATCTTGCCTAACCTCCTAAAAAACTTGCAACTTGAGGAACTGTCCCTTGTGGACCGTCCAGCCAATGCACAGGCGATGGTTAGTCTCTTCAAGCGTGACAATTCCGAAGAGGAAATTATTAAAATGACTGAAGAAATGGAAGCCAAAGTAAAGGCATACATGGAAGAAAAGTCGTGTGGGAGACCAGAAGCTATGAAAGCTCTTGGCTACGACATGATGAAAGAGGAAGAAGCTGAACCCGCTAAAATGGAAGAAGCTCCAGAAGTAGATAAGGCAGAAGAAGCAACAGCAGAGGAAGTCGAAATTGACACCCTCAAGGCTGAGAACGAGCGTCTTCGCAAAAGTCTTATTGAAAATGGCTACGTCATCAAATCTGATGTTATCGAAAAGAAAGCTGAAGTTGAGATGCTGGAAGTTGAAGGCGAGATGGTAGTTAAATCTGACATCCCTGCACCAGTTCTTAAAGCACTTGAAGCTGCTGCTGTTGAGAAGGCTGACATTGAACTGGCAAAACGTGCTGGTGAAGTTCTGCCACACTTTGACATCTCTGTCGCTAAATCTCTCGTAGCTAAGTTCTCCGAAGATGAAGCAATCATGGAAGCACTGAAGGCCGCTGATGCAGCATTCGATGCAGCTATGCAAGAATTTGGCAAGTCTGACGTAGACGGTGAGTTCGCTACTTCTGCTGACAAACTGGATGCCCTCGTAAAGTCCT